GCTCCAAATTCATTTCAGAGAAGATGGCGATCCCGGCTGAGTTCGTGCGTTCGTACTTCGGGCAGAACTTCAAAATCGAAGACGGCAAGGTCGTGGCCTTCGACGGTCAGGGCAATAAGGTGTTCTCTCGCACCAAGCCTGGCGAGCTGGCTAGCTTCGACGAAGCGCTGGAGTCACTGGTCGAGTCGCATCCGCAGAAAGATTACATCCTCAAATCGTCCGGTAACAGCGGCGGCGGTTCTCACCAGTCGCAGCACCAGGCCGGGCAAAAAACCATGAAACGCGATGCGTTTGATGCATTACCTCCAGCAGAGCAACAGGCTGTGATTGGCGGCGGCACAAGCATCGTTGATTAATCGAAAGGAATAAATACATGTCTAATACTTTGACTGGCCTGATCCCGACCATTTATACGGCGCTTAACCGCGTTTCACGTGAGCAGGTAGGTTTTATCCCGGCAGTGGCTCGTAACGCTAAGGCCGATGCCGCGGCCAAAGACCAAACCGTGACCGCACCGGTAGCACCAAAAACCACCACCGTTGATATCACTCCGGCGGCAACCGCGCCAAACGACGGTGATCAGAACATTGGTACCGTGGATGTCAAAATCACCAAATCAAAAATGGCTCCGGTCAAATGGAACGGTGAAGAACAGTTGGCGATGGGGCCATCAGGTAACTACGACGTTATCCTTGCCGATCAGTTTTCTCAGGCCTTCCGCGCGCTGAGCAACGAAATGGACGCAGACCTGGCTGCGCTGTTCTACAAATCTTCCCGTGCAGTTGGTGCACCAAAAGAGACGCCATTCAGCATTAAAGACGATCTGTCTGATGCAGCGCTGGCGCGTCAGATTTTAGTGGATAACGGTGCACCGACTACCGACATGCGCATGGTGCTGGGCGGCGAAGCGATGGCCTCAATTCGCGGAAAACAGTCGGTTCTGTTCAAAGCGAACGAAGCAGGTACCGATCAGCTTCTGCGTGAAGGTATTATTGGCCGCGTGATGGGCTTTAACCTTCACGAATCCGCCAACATCAAGCGCACCGCGAAAAGCACGGCGGCGGGCTATAAGGTCAATGGCGAGAAGAAAGAGGGCGATATCATCATCGCTATCTCCACAGGCACCGGTGGTATCGCAGCAGGCACTGCGGTTAAGTTCGATGGCGACTTTAACCAGTATCTGGTTGTGGCCTCTACGGCCTCAAGCATCACTATCGCAGCACCGGGACTGCGCCAGGATCTGGCAGACCAGACAGCTATTACCGTTGTGAGCGAATTCACGCCAAACATGGCATTCGACCGCAATGCTTTCCTGCTGGCGTGCCGCACCCCGGCAATGCCAAAAGGCGGAGACACCGCCGACGATGTGATGAATGTTACCGACCCGGTGTCAGGCATCACCTTCCAGATCGCGCTGTACCGCCAGTACCGTCAGGTGCGTTACGAGGTTGGTGTGGCGTGGGGTGTGGCCTCCGTTCAGCCTGAACATTCCACCATCATCATGGGTTAACCCAGGGGGCTTCGGCCCCTTTGTTATTCAGGAGGCCCGATGGCCGGATTAACAAAAGAGCAGCGCGCGCAGCGTGAAGCGGAAAAGCTTGCAGCTCAGCAGACCGCTGATAATAACCCTGCCCAGCAGGAACAGCAGCAGGAACAGCAGCAGGAACAGCAGCAGGAACAGCAGCAGGAACAGCAGCAGGAACAGCAGCAGGAACAGCAGCAGGAACAGCAGCAGGAACAGCAGCAGGAACAGCAGCAGGAACAGCAGGGTATTGAGCTGGTGGTCATGGTTCGCGACACCCCAGAATTCCCAGGCGGCCCGCTGCGCGCAGATGTTCACCCTGACGAAGTGAATAACTGGTTGGCGCTGGACTGGCGTCTGGAGGAATAACCATGCTGGTTGCCGATCCCCACTCGCCGGACTTTAACAGCTACGCCAGCGTGTCCGACCTGCGGGTCTTTGCAGCGGCGCGCGGATACACCGTACCTGCCGAAGATGGCGAGTGTAGCCAGATGCTGATGCAGTCGATGGACTTTCTGGAAGGCAGGTCCTGGCGTGGTCAGCGCTCCAGCGCATCTCAGCCTCTATCCTGGCCGCGCTCCGGCGTACGCTTCGATGGTGTGGACCTGCCGGATGATGCTATTCCACAGCGCCTGATTGATGCCCAATGCCGCCTGGCTATCGAGTCGCAGGAGATTGATCTCACGCCGTCGGTCTCCGGTGGCGGAGCGGTCATAGCTGAGAGCGTACAGGGGGCCGTCTCTGTGCAGTACGAGCCGGGAACGAATAAGGCCACTCCTTCATTCCCCTGGTTCTATTCCTCGCTGCGCGGGCTTGTGGTGGGCGGCAACCAGGTGCGGATCGAAAGGGGGTAGCATGGCAATCGACTATCGCCGCATGCGCGCCACGGCAACGCGGCTGCTGACGGAGAACGGCAAAGCCTACCAACTGACTCGCGGCGGAACCACCACCCGCGATCAGTACGGGAAAGAGGTTATCACCGAGCCTATTACAGCGACCGTTACCGGCGTTATCACCGAATACTCCACGCGTGAAATCGACGGTTCACTGATTGCTACGGGCGATAAGAAATTGGCGGCCACGTTTGAAACGGAAGTGCTCATTGGCGACCTCATTGATATCGACGGAAAAAAGTGGCGCGTGGTTCAGCCGAATCCGGTTAAGCCCGCAGATGTGCTGATCTCCTACAACATCCAGCTGAGGACCTGATTATGACCAGTTCTGCAAATCAGCCGTTCCTGGCTGCCATTCAGTTGTTCGTCGATGGTTCAAAGCAGGAGATTGAGGAGGCGGTCCGCCGGACGGGTATCAAAATCCTCGGGCGGTTGGTGGACATGTCACCTGTCGGGCAGCCAGAAATCTGGCAGGTAAACCAGACGGCATCAGCCTATAACACCGCGGTGAGAGAGCATAACGCGGCGCTACGTGATGATCCGGCCAACCTTACAAAATCAGGGCGGCTCAGGCGAGGCCTGCGTGTCAACGATTCGATGGACATCAAAAAGCCAGAGGGTTATGTCGGGGGGCGATTCAAAAATAACTGGTATGTGGGGCTCGACAGCCAGCCTACAGAGACGAACGATACCCCAGATGCTTCTGGGCAGGGTTCCAACTCCCGCGGGCTGGCGGTGCTTGAAGTGTTCCGGGTGGGGCAGGTGAACTCGATTTACTTTACCAATAACCTGCCATATGCCCAGGCGCTGGAGAATGGTCATTCGAATCAGGCGCCCGGCGGCATGGTCGGACTGACCGCATTGGATGCTGAGCAATATTTCCGAGAGGCAATGAGCGAGGTACGCAATGGTAGGTGATCAGTCCATGCGAATAGCTGACCTGCTGGAGAGTCGGGTAGCCATAATCTCGGCCTCTCTCGGCTTGCCGATCGCATGGCCGAATATCGTATTTGATCCACCGGATGCGCCATACGCCCGTGTTTATGTTTTACCTGCACAAACTGTAGGTCAGGACATAGAAGGTCTGATGCGTACCTATCAGGGGATCTTGCAGGTAAACATCATTACTCCCGCAGGCTCAGGCGTGAGCCAGGCGAGAGGGCTGGCCCAGTCGGTGGCAGATGCATTCCCTGAAGGGCTGCCGCTGGTGGACGGCGATTTGACCGTCTACATCAACGGCCCGCCGCAGGTGAGACAACCCATCCAGGACCGGACAACCTCGGCGCCCAACGGTTCCAGTGGTTCCATAACCTACACCATCCCCGTCAGCATGCAGTATCGCGCTGACTACTGACCCGCCTGCCGGCGGGTTTTTTATTACCTAAATTCAGGAGAGTGCTATGGCATTCGCAATCCCTAACGGCTCGCGTGTGAACGTGGCCAAGGCCTATCAAGCCCCAATCACCTTTACCGCAGCCTCTAACGCGACGGAATGCGAACTGACCGTTGCATCGGCCTCCGGCATTCTGGCCGGTGACGTAGTTCAGGTGAGTTCCGGCTGGTTAAAGCTCGATAACATGGTGCTGCGCGTAAAATCGGTGACCAGTAATAAAATCGTGCTGGAAGCATTCGATACTACCGACACCACCAAATTCCCGGCAGGCACTGGCGCGGGCACGCTGCGTAAAATCGACTCATGGATCACCATGCCTCAGGTGATGACACTGTCAACTGAAGGTGGTGACCAGCAGACTATCAGCGTGCAATTCCTGGAAGATGAAAAAGCGCGAACTATCCCAACGTTTAAAAACGCGGTGGTTCAGGTTTACACCTTTGCACATGACCCTCAACTGGCGATCTACAAACGCCTCATTGACCTGGATGACTCCAGCGACACCACCGCGGTCTGGTTCCATAACCCACGCGGCAAAGCCGATCGTTTCTACTCAGCCAAAGTCTCGTTCCAGCGCGTGCCGCGCACGGAAATCAACGCCGTGGAAAGTAACGAGGCGCGCATGAACTTCGAATCGGACATGCAGATTTACCCGATCGCCGATTCATCCGTGACGCCGCTGGCGTTCCTGACCGACCTGCCGGCCACCAAATCGGTTGCTACAGGCGCAGCGCTGGATCTGGCGGTGGTAATGAAGGGCGGCTCAGCACCTTACACCTACGTTTGGAAGAAAGGCAGCACCGCTATTCCGGGCAAAACCGCATCGACGTTCAACATTTCGTCTGTCGCATCCGGTGATGCTGGCGTTTACACCTGTGAAGTCACCGACGCCGCGGGCAAAACCATCACCTCGGCTGCGTGTACTGTCACGGTCAGCTAACCAATCAGGCCCGGTAAGCCGGGCTTTTTTTTGGAGTAACCCATGAGCGGAACAATTGAGATCAGTGAGGTTGGCATGACAGTCAATATGGCTGGTGGCGGGAAAATAGTTATCGGCAATTGGGGTGATGGCCCAGTAAATACGGCAGCCGCTCGGCCACCCCTTACCCCGGAAGAGGAGCTTTACGGTCGTGGGCTCTGTCTTCTGCCTGATGGATGGGAAGATCTAAGCGGTGATGGACACTGGCAACATCAACTCACTGAATCTTTGCGTCAACTTTGGCCGTCGTTCAGCAGGGAACAGAAGATGGCTATCGCTTACTCCATCAACGAACTGTCAGATGAGCTGACGAACATCGCATACGAAGCTTCCTGGTAATAACACATCTGCGCATCGCACGCGCACATCGAAGAAAGTCTTTCAGCTGTGAGCCTGGGCAAACCGTTAACTTTCGGCGGATTTGCCGTGCGACAGGCTCACGTCTAAAAGGAAAATTAAAATGTCAGAACCTTCAATCGTCCCTTACGTAAAAACCACTCCCAAACCTTTTGGTGTGGACGTCGAATGGAAATGGCCGGGTGGCTGCGCGGTGCTAGAACTGCAATGCCTTCATGAAGATGGCCGACTTATGAAAGAACGCATCTTCTGGCCAGCTACCGTATGCCTTATTTCCGGGCTCAAAACTGGTGAGCGAGTGCAGGTGCGTCTGCGTCCAATTGCAGAGGATGGCTCAGCACGAGATTGGCGAGCCGGTGACTGGATCGAAGGGGTTTCTTCTGTCGATACCGAAGAGATTATTGAGGCGCTGGACGAAGAGATCCGTAACAGCTGCGCACTTCATGGCCTTAAAGGTGGCTGGTTTGTCGATAAAACCGGCAAGGCTTACATCCAGGAAGCGCTGATCGGCAATGGCGTAGTGTCTCAGAACTACAGCGTTAAATTAAACGTCGCCGGCAAAGGCAAGCCGCACGAAGCTGGCATGACCCTCGGTGTTGAAGGTGAGCATAGCAAGGTTGAGTTTCTGGCCGATCGCTTTAAGGTACATGAAGCCGCTTCATCCATTATTGAAAACGCCGTCGTAACAAAAGCGAAGATAAATATCGCGCTAGGCGATGAAACGAAGCAGGCCGTCATTGATGCTGTGCGTGAAAGCGATTTGTTCGCATCCCTCCAGGCAAAGATTGATGCGCAAACAGCTTCAGTAGTTGGCTTGCAACAGGCGATGCACGAAGCTGTGAACGATGCTATCCGCAATGCGCTCAAGCCAGGCGGTCTGCTGTTCAAACGATAACCCCCCATCACGCACACGAATATTCAACCCGCTACGGCGGGTTTTTCTTTTCTAAGGAACCGAAATGACCAAATTTTCTCTGATCCCCAACCCAACTTTTTCTGTAACCGCGAGCATTCCACGCGCTGGTGCCGAAGACGGCAAGCTGACGTTCACTTTCCGCCATAAAACGCTTGAAGAGCTGCGTTCCATGGATGCGAAGATGCAAAAGGCTGCGGAAGGTAAAAAGGCTGTTATCGAGCCGCAAGCTGACTATCTCATGGAAATTGTCGAAGGATGGGCTCTTCCTGACGAGTTTACCCGCGAAAACGTTATTATTCTCCTGCAAAACTATCCGCGTGCTTTTGACAGCATCGGCATGGCCTACACCAAAGAGCTGATGGGTATCCGCGAAAAAAACTGAGGCAGGTCGCCGCAGCGTTGTACACGCCGGGGCCGACTCTCGCGGAGCTGAGCGCTTTTGGTTTGACGCCTGAGGACGTGGAGGAAGAGGTGGGGATCCTGCCCTCTGTGTGGAAGTCTTTCACCATCTTCTCTGCCCTGGCAACCCAGTGGCGCGTCGGCGCGAGCGGGGCCACTGGACTGGATTACAACGTTCTCCCCTGGATGTTCGAGTTACACGGGGTTGAGGATGCGGCGACCTGCATGGCTGATCTTCAGATTATGGAAAGTGAGGCTCTCAAGGTAATGCATAAGGAGACGAAATAATGACAGACCAGATCGCCTCGATTACTTTGCGGGCCGATGTTTCTGACCTGAAAACAGCCAGCAATGAACTGGATAAGCTCGGCCAGGCGGCTGCCGGCGCCGTAGATAAAGCAGATGATCTGAATAGCGTGTTTCGCGCTGGCGCTGAATCTGCGAAGCAAGGCAGCGAAGGACTCAAGGAGCAGCAGAACGCGCTCAAAGGGCTGCTGGAGAATATCGACCCGGTTACCAAGGCCTTAAACCGCCTGGATGAGCAGCAAGAATCGCTGCGGAAATTCCAGGCCAAAGGTTTCCTGGATACCGATACCTTCCAGGCTTACAACAAAATCCTGGATGACACCCGCCTTAAGCTGACCGACACCGGAGAAGCCGCGGCGCGCGCTCAGTCCGAATTAGCCGCTACCCAGGCGGCAGAGAAGCAGTCCGCAGCGTTAAAGAACCTGCTGGGTTCCATCGACCCGACAATCCGTGCGTTCAACTCACTGGATGAACAGCACGCACAGCTGGTAGCCCATTTTGAAGCAGGCCGCATTAACGGCGCGCAGTTCGAGCACTTCAACACAATCCTTAACCAGACGCGTGAGCGCCTCTCTGGTGTCGCTGACGTACTGCCAGAGGCGCTATCCCGGCAGGAAGCTGCTGCCCGGCGCGCTGGAATCTCCGTTGGCCAGTACAGCGCAGCGATGCGTACGCTTCCGGCACAGTTCACCGATATCGCTACGCAGCTGGCTGGCGGTCAGTCTCCGTTCCTGATCCTGCTGCAACAGGGCGGGCAGATTAAAGACCAGTTCGGATCGGTTCAGGGGGCACTGTCCGGTGTCGGCGAATACATCCGCAGTATGGCTGGGATGATTAACCCAACCACGATCGCACTTGGTGGTCTGATTGGCACGATCGGCCTGCTGGCTGCCGCAGCGTATAACTCCTCGGAGCAATTTGACCAGGTGGCACGCTCGGTCATTATGATGGGTGGGGCTGGCTTCTCCTCAATGCAGCAGCTCAACCAGGCCGCTGAGGAAGTGGCCGGCAAGACGAATACATCGATCAGTTCCACCGTCGATACGCTGGTTACGCTGAACGATACTGGTAAATATACCGCCAGCCAGATGAAGCAGATCGCAACGACCATCACCCTCATGGGTAAGGCCGGAAACGATACCAAAACGGCAATGGCCGACTTCGGCAAAATTGTCAGCGACCCGGTTAAGGGGCTGGCCAGCCTCAATGAGCAATATGGTTTCGTTGATGAGGCTATGATTAAGCACATCATCCAGCTTCGTAAACAGAAGGGTGAGCAGGCGGCTGTTACCGAAGCCATTAACCTGTTTGCTGGCGTCATGGCAAAGCGCGCAGAGGAGACCAACAACGCGACCGATAATATCGGTCGAACATGGGAAAGCCTGAAGAAGAGCGCTTCTGACACCTTTGGTGAGATAGGTGTTACCGTGCGCGCCTGGGGAAACCAGATCATCGATATCTTCGAACTTGTTAAAGCTTCGATTAAAGACCTCTTCCTCAACATTACTTCACTGGACGCCAAATTCACTGGCACAATCGCTGGCTGGGCAGAGAAAATTCCTGGTGGCGGGGCGCTGGCTAATTTCCTCGGCATGGATGTAGAAGCCATGAAGAAGGCCGGGGCTGAAGCTGACAAAGAGATCGCGGCGAATAAAAAACGCTACGATGAACTCTGGAAACGCGTAACTGCCCCCAACGCACAGGCGAGCTATGAAGCCGAAGCGCGAGGTGTCACCGTTAAAGGGGAGGGTGGCTCGAGCCGCGAATCGAGGGATGCGGTATCGAAGCTTGCCGAAGACTCAGCCAAAAAGACCAAAGAGGCGAAAGCCACTCTGGAAGCTGGCGATCGCACCCTGGAGAACTACCGCGCCCAGGCCAGAACGTTAACTGAAACGCTCGAGACCCTCCGACAAACCGGCGAAACCCACGCTAAAAATACCGAGTTCAGTAAACAGCAATCTCGATTTGCTGAATTGGATGAAGCTGCCAAAACCCGCGCGCTGACTGCTCAGGAGAAATCTTTACTGTCGAGCCGTGAGGCCATTCTGAACGCCGCCAAGGTGGTTGATCAGAAGAATAAGGAAGTAGAGGCGCAGCAGAAGATTAACGGCCTGGCGAAGCAGGCGAATAAATACGTCACGCAGATGTCGGAAAAAACCGATGCATTGCGCGACAGTGCAGGCCTCAGCAGTCGGCAAACGCAGCGCATGATGGAAGAGGCGCAGCTTCGCCAGGGCTGGCTCAACGGTGGCGGTAAGCTTGACGATGCCGGTTATAAAAAAGAACTGGCGGCTCTCAGGAAATATTATGCCGAAGAGGACAAATTACGGGGCGACTGGAAAGCAGGGGCTGTTGCTGGCTGGAATGAATATCTTGACGCCGCCACGAATACCTATGATGCCGTGAAGAACGTCGCCAGTTCCACCCTGACCGGCTTGAGCAACATGCTGACTGAACTTATGACAACTGGCACCGCGTCAGTTAAAGAGTTCGGCAAATCTATGCTCAAGATGATCCTCGAGATAACCAACCAACTTATAGTGGCCTATACAGTACAGGCCGCGATGGGCTGGATAAACGGTGGCAGTAAAGGCGGCAGTACTCCTGGCGGATCATATGCTAACGCTGCTGCTGGGCTAACCTTTAATGCTAAAGGCGGTGTCTATGAATCGCCGGGCCTAAGCAAGTATGTCAACGGTGTATACGATACTCCTCAGTATTTTACCTTCCATGGAGCGTCTAAATTCGCCAAAGGGGGCGTATTTGCTGAAGCAGGAGCGGAGGCGATCATGCCACTGGCAAAAGATTCTGCCGGACGGTTGGGAGTGCGCGCTCAGGGCGGTGGTGGCATGGCTCCGGTCATTAACACCACGGTTAACGTCGATGCTGGTGGTTCGGCAACGGCTCATACCTCCAGTTCTGGTGATGCTATGGGGCGTGCCCTTGCTGATGAAATGCAGAACGCTGCGTTGCAGGTTATCCAGAAGAACCTTAAGCCTGGAGGCATGATCTACAACTTCAGTAAAGGAAGGTAGTCCGTTTCGGCGGGTTTTGCCGTTGTCCGAATACTGTTAGGATTAGTCCGAGCTTTCACCGAGGGAAGATAGGGACATGAAGAAACTTATTTTGGTTATGGGTATCATCGCTTTGGTTGGGTGTGCCACCAAGCCAATTTCAACTGAGCAGGCTAAGCCAGCGCCAGCGAAACAAATTCTTGATAACACTCTCTTCACGAAAAAGGCTGGCACCGGGGAGGTTGTGATTAAACGTGACTCTGGTTATGTGGGGAGTGCTTGTTTGACGAGGGTTTATGTCGATGGGCGTGAAGTTGCCGATCTTGACCCTGAACAAAAAATCACAATCTACCCCACCTTGGGGGATCACATCTTCAGCGCGTGGCCAAAAGGAATGTGTGGTGGGGGAATGAGTGAACAGGCAGGTAAAGTAATCGAAGGTAAGGTATTAACTTACAGGATAGGTTACGGCTCTGGTTCAGAATTTGGGATTTACCCAACCGCATTTTAGCCACTAACCAAGCCATCCCGGGCCTATAGCCCAACAAGCCTCGCAAATGCGGGGCTTTTTTTATGGAGTAAATATGGCAGTTGAAACATACAGCTGGCGCTCGCAGCTCGGTGCTGGGGCGATTGAATATAGTCAAACGGTGCGCGCGGCGCAGTTCGGTGATGGCTATGAGCAGGTTGCTGATAATGGCATTAACTCTACTGCTATTCAGGTGCCAATGAAGCATACCGGCACCGAAACGGAGGTGAACAGTATTCGTGATTTCCTGCTGGCTCATACCGTTAAAGCTTTTATCATCACGCCGCCCGGCGAAGCGAAGGGGCTTTATCGGGTAGTCGCCGATTCCGTACGGAAAAATCAGATCAGCAGCAAGTTTGCTGAGCTGACGTTCACCATCAAACGAGCTTATGGAGTGTACGCATAATGGCATTAGTCGATCAGGCGGCGATGCTGGCTCCGGGCGGCAGGGTCCGCCTGGTTGAAGTTGACGCTTCAGGGTTCAGTGGCGGGGTCCACCGATTCCACTACGCACCTTTCCCCCATACGCCGGAAGAAATTGATGCTGCCAATGGAGATGAACAAAAGCTCGGACCCAAGCCTATCGTCTTCGGTGGCAATACCTACGATTTTTGGCCGTTTCAGGTTTCAGGCCTGGAGCTTTCAACAGACCAGGCGGCGGAGCCCACTCTCAGTGTCTCAAACCTTGACGGCCATATCACTGCGCTGTGCCTGCAATTTAAGGACATGGTTAACGCCAAAGTGAGCATTATCGATACCTATGCGGTCTATCTCGATGCTGTGAATTACCCTGGTGGCGTAAACCCTACAGCTGATTCGTCAATGTTCACCCTTCAGACCTTCTGGCTTGACACGAAAACCTCCGAAGACGACGAAGTGGTTTCATGGTCACTCAGTAGCCCCGCAGACTTGCAGGGGCTTGTTATCCCAACCAGACAAATCACCTCGCTCTGCGAATGGGCGCTACGCGGGCAGTACCGGAGCGGCGATGGATGCACCTACAACGGCACGGCGTATTTTGATGCGAAGGGTAATCCTGTCGCTGACCCGGCGCTGGATGTGTGCGGCGGCTGCCTGAGTGACTGCCGTAAGCGGTTTGGTGCCGGGCTGGCAGAGCCTAATACCGCGACCCTTGATTTTGGGGGCTATCCAGCCACCGTGCTTTTTTCCAGATAACCGGACGTACCAATGAATAAAACCATAATGGCAGCTATCCGGGCGCATGCACTGGATGAATCCCCGCGTGAGTGCTGTGGCTTCGTTATTCAGTCTGGCCGTCGCCAGCGCTACATTCCCGTGCCGAATACGCACGAAAATCCGACAGAACATTTTCGCATCGACGGCGAGCACTGGGCTAACGCCGAAGATATCGGGACGATTATTCGCGTCATCCACTCCCACCCTGGCGACGGTGCCCGGCCTATTCCGTCCGACCTGGACCGACAACAGTGCAATAACTCCGGCGTGGTCTGGGGCATTTACGCGCCGGACAGCGATGAATACGCCGAGATAATGCCGGAGGCGGTGCCGCTTATTGGGCGTCCGTTTATCCTGGGCTCGAATGACTGCTGGGGGCTGATTATGGACTGGCACGCCATTCAGGGCGTCACGCTGAACGATTTTCGCGTCGATTACCCATGGTGGGAAAGCCAGTACCCGGACAATCTCTATTTCGAAAACTGGGAGCGGGAAGGGTTTGTCGAATGCGACCCCGCGCCAGGCTGCATGGTAATCATGCAGGTTGAATCCGCTAAGTGGAACCACGCGGGGATCATCACTGAAGAAGGTGAACTGCTCCACCACCTTTACGGCCAGCCTTCCTGCATTACCCCGTATGCCCGAGGCTATTTCAAAGACCGCACGATGATCTGCGTTCGTCACAAAGACCTGCCGCAGGAGATAAAGCCATGGCGCGTTTAACCACTATTCGTCTGTATGGCGCCCTGGGCGCCCGGTTCGGGCGTGTGCATAAACTGGCAGTGCAGACATCTGCCGAAGCGGTCAAAGCCCTGTGTATCAACTTCGACGGGCTGGAAGACTATCTGATGAATGCAAAAAAAAATGGCATGACCTTCGCGGTGTTTCGCGGTAAGCGCAACATAGGCGTGCAGGACTTCCAGGAGCTGGCAGGCGATAGCGATATTCGCATCGCGCCAGTGATGGAGGGTGCGAAGAAGGCGGGGATGTTCCAGACGATTCTTGGGGCTGTGATGGTTGTTGCTGGCGTAATTATTGGAGTAACGACCAACTGGACAGGCGTTGGCCTAACCTTTGGGGCCGGACTTATCATGTCGGGCGCGTCAATGATGGCCGGCGGTATTTACCAGATGCTTTCGCCCCAGCCCAAAGGGTTACAGGGTCGCGATGACCCGGACAACAAGCCCAGTTATGCCTTCGGTGGTTCAGTGAATACCCTTGCGATGGGAAACCCGGTCGCGCTTCTTTATGGTGAGCGCGAGATCGGCGGCGCTATCATCAGCGCTGGCATAGTCGCCGAAGACATCTGATAACTCCTTTCTGAATATCAAGCACCCAGTCGGGTGCTTTTTTTATGGATGTAATATGGAAGCGATCACTGGTGCAAAGGGTGGCAGCCAGAAGCAGCACACACCTGTAGAACAACCTGATTCGGCGCAGTCAATGGCGCGCTGCCGCATGCTGCTGGCGCTCGGGGAAGGTGAGTTTGCTGGAGGTCTGGATGCGACCAGCATTTTCCTGGACGGTACGCCGCTGGGAAACGCCGACGGAACGATGAACTTTGAAAACGTTTCCTGGGAATTTCGGCCGGGAACACAGACCCAGACGCCGATTCCGGGTTTTCCCGCAGTGGAGAACGAAACTACGGTTGGCGTATCTCTGACAAAAGCCACGCCCTGGACGCGCGCGCTGAGTAACACCCAGATTGACGCTGTGCTCGTTCGCATTGGTATTCCGGGTTTGCAGCAGCAGGAAAACGACGGGGATATTGTCGGCACTACCGTAAAGTACCATATCGATCTTGCTGTAGATGGTGGTGCGTTCTCTACGGTCATGACAAGAACCGTGACAGAGAAACTCAGTTCTCTCTATGAACTGACCCATCGCATTAATCTTCCGAAAGCCAGTACAGGCTGGCAGATTCGCGTGGTACGCGACACCGACGACAGCACCAGCCAGATGTTGCAGAATAAAACGCAGGTACAGGCAATCACTGAGGTGATTGATGCGCGCCTGCGTTATCCCCATACGGCGCTGCTGTATGTGTCGTTCAACGCCAAATCGTTCAACAATATCCCGAAGGTTTCCTGTAAACCTAAGGGGCGCATTATCCGCATCCCTTCGAATTACGATCCGATAGCCCGAACCTATAGCGGCACATGGGACGGGACGTTTAAGTGGGGCTGGACGAATAACCCAGCATGGATCTGGTTCGATGTGCTCACTGAGCCGCGTTTCGGACTTGGCCGACGCGTCACGGCGCAGATGCTGGATAAGTGGGAGCTTTACCGTATTGCCCAGCGTTGCGATCAGAAAGTACCTGACGGGAAGGGTGGCGACGGTACCGAGCCGCGCTTCATGTTTGATGTCTACATCCAGTCGCAGGCTGATGCGTGGCAGGTAATCAAAGACATCGCCGCAGGGTTCAATGGCATGACGTACTGGGGCAACAACATGTTCAATGTTGTCTCGGACATGCCGGCGGACACGTCGAAGCTGCAAATCCTTACCCGCGCTTCGGTGGTGGGCAAACCGGTTTACTCGAGCGGCAGTGAAAAGACCCGCTTCTCCAGCGCGCTGATTAACTTCAGCGACCCTGACAATCACTACCAGGACCGCACAACAGCGGTGATGTTCCCGGACCTGGTTAAGCAGTTCAAGTTTAAGCAGACGCAGATCACCGCAATCGGCTGTACGCGCGAGAGCGAAGCACAGCGCCGTGGCGGGTGGGCGGTGTATTCCAACTCACTCGACCGGATTATTACGCTACAGACCGGGCTTGATGGCTATGTCTACGTGCCGGGTACCGTGTTTGCATTTGCTGACGAACGCCTTTCAGGGCGTGTTTATGGCGGGCGTATAACCGGATATAACGCTGGGTTGAAGGCTGTGACAACCGATCGGGGAACCAGTGCCGTTGCGGGTGACACACTGATGATCCGCACACAGGGCGGTACCGTTGAGAGCAGGGTGATCCAGGCCGTAAACGGCACGCAGCTGGTGGTCGCCACGCCTTTCACGGCAGAGCCGTTACCCAACGCTGTATTCGTCATCGATGCCGGGCAGTTGCGCCTGCAATACTTCCGCGTTACGAACCTGAGATTTGATGATGAAGAAAACACCTTCACAATCACCGGGGCCGAATATAACGCATCAAAATATGATGCGGTCGATAACAATGCCCGCCTGGACACGCCGCCAATTAGTCTGATACCAACCGGCCTCGTCAACCAGCCGACCAATATCGTGGTAGCGAGCTATGACGCAGTGCGCCAGGGGCAGCGAGTGACTACCCTGACGGCATCCTGGGATGCGCCGGTCGACAAGAACGGCAAACCACAGGCGGATGTCATAGCCTATCGGGTGCAGTGGAAGCGCGGCGACAATGAGTGGGTTAACGTACCGGAGACCGGTCTTCGCAATATCGAAGTGCCTGGCATCTTCGCGGGTGATTATCTGGTCCGTGTGCGCGCGATCAACTCCGGCGGTGCATCGAGTCTCTGGGCAACTTCCGCGCTTACACACCTGAAGGGACGCGCGGGTGAGGTACCCAAACCTGTCGGGCTTAAGGCCTCCGAAGACGTCGTATTCGGAATCAACGTCACCTGGGGATTCCCGGCTAATACCGGCGACACCCTGAGCACTGAGCTGCAATACAGCATTGCCGCTGACGGTTCGAATCCGATGCTTTTGGCATCTGTACCGTATCCGCAGAAACTTTATCAGCAGATGGGGCTGAAGGCGGGGCAGGAATTCTGGTACCAGGCGCGGCTTGTCGACAGGATCGGGAATCAGAGCGGATGGACCGACTGGGTGCGCGGGCAGGCCAGCATCGATGTATCCGATATCACCGATGCAATCCTGGAGGACATGAAAGGCTCCGATACGTTCAAAGACTTGATCGAGAACGCGGTGGACAGCAGCGGAAAACTGGCAGAACTGGCTGATGCAATCAAAGAGAACGCAGACGGCCTTGCTGCTGCGGTTGGCTCGAACAAGCAGACCGCTGAAG